TATTAGTAATTTTGCCAAGGTAAGTTACCGCCTGATCCGGCTTGTCCTTGGAAACCGCCACCGATGCCGCCTCCTGTAAAGATGTTCTTACCCCAGTTATAGATTCCTTTAGCAGCATCACCTAACATTCCAAAACCTTGCTGCGCTCCCTGCTGAACTGTAGGACTATCCATTAGACCTTTCATAATGTTGTAACGAGCAGCTTCTCCTGCTTGACCTGCCTGCAACTGTCCTAACGCACCTGTTGCTCCTAGACCAGCAGCAAACTGACCGCCACCCATAGCTGCTTGACCTAATGTAGCACCCAACTGTAATGGTTGCTGTGCTGCTGTTTCGAGAGCTTGCTGGGCTTGGAACTGAGACGTAAACGGAGCCAGAGCACCTGCTTGATTCTGATAACCAGAAGTTAAGATGCCTGCACCAGTCCCGAACAAGCCAGCACCAAATCCTAGTTGCTGTTGTGCTGCCTGTTCTGCTCCTGCGGCTAACTGTAAGTTTCTTCTGTTCCTTGCTTCAGCTAATGCTTGTAGTTCTGGTTGTCCTCCAGTACCTACACTTAGTCCACCACGACCACGACCAAATACACTTGACGCGAGACGTTGTTCTTCTTCAATGTCATAAGGACGTAACGCTGCCATCTGCTCCTGCATATAGCGTTGACGTAGTTCTTCAGGTGTCTGTCCTAAATACTGTTGGCCTAATCCAAATAAACCTTGAGCTGCTTGCTGGAACTGAGGTTGCATTGCAGCAGCTTGCTCAGCTTGTCCCAGACTAGTGCCCATCAAAGCACCTAGCTGTTGCTGTCTAGCAATAACTTCAGGAGACGCTTCGTAACTGGCAGAGGTAAGCTGACCTGTCTTTGGATCAACTTTAAATTTAGATTCTCCGTACAGCGTCTTGACACCAACAGGTTTAAAGAAACCCATTTGACCTAGCTGTCCTAATTGGTTAGCATAAGCTGCACCAGCTTGCTGTAAATTACCAGCTATCTGATTACCAGCTATCTTACCTCCAATAGCAGAACCTATAGCTCCACCTACAGGACCACCAAAGTACGACCCTATTGCTGGAGCTGCTGCTGCTGCTATATCTTTTAAGAATCCCATCTCTTTACCCTCTTACCATTTACCTAATGGACATTGATTTTGTTCAAACTTAACTTTAAATTTAATAACACAACCACACTTAGTACAAATACCTATCTTATTCTTTTCACAGTTGTTACAGATTTCTTTACGCTTTTCTTCTAACTCTTTAGGAGTTGCTGTTGGAATTATGACCATGAGAACTGAACTGCTCCTGCTACACCTGCTCCACCGTTTCCTGTACAACCACCGCCATAACCTCCTGTACCATAACCAGTACCGTTAGTACCACCAGGAGAAGTAAAATCAGTACCACTGCCGTAAATACCGCAACCTCTAGCACCACCTGATCGTGAATACAAAGTAGTTGCTCCACGTTTAACGTATGTTGTGCTACCAGCAACACCACAAACTTGAGGTGCTTGGAAAGCCCAACAACAACCTCCTGCTCCGCCTGCACCTACAATAACTGTAAGTGTTTCTCCAGGTGTCACAGATATTGTTATGTTGTCTGACGATGTGTAAGCTGCTCCAGCACTGCCTGCAAAACCTGAGTGACAGTCACCACTGTGATAACCTGTTGCACCACCTCCACCTCCACCAGACATAATAGGCATACTTAAACTATAAATACCTTGAGGCACTACAAATGAATGAGTACCTGCTGTACTAAACGTTTGAGTACCTACAGGAGGATAAGCCTGTTTCCAAACACCTGAACTGTGTACATAAATATTCTGTACAGTTTTCCATGTACCAGAATCCTTTACGAATATCTCTAAAGGATCTTTAATAGTTCCAGACTGTTTAACAGATACGGTCATGATACTTTATACCAAATATCTCCGTCAGATCCACCACTAGGACTAGCAGTTGATATTGTCTTAGTTCCTGTTGCATTACTACCTACTGTAAAAGTATTAACAGTAGTTCCTGTCAATGTCCCACCAGTAATAGCTACTGCTGTTGCATCTTGAGTAGCCATAGTTCCTAGATTCTCATTAGCAATAGCTGTAGTTACAAACGCTGTACTAGCAATCTGTGTGCTGTTAGTTCCTGCTGTAGCTGTTGGTGCTGCTGGTGTGCCTGTAAACGTAGGACTATCACTGTCAGCTTTAGAATTAACTGCTGATGCAATAGCAGAATACTCTACGTCAATCTCAGATCCTTTAATAATCTTATTAGGATCACCAGAGGACAATCCATCTTTCTGTGTAAAGTTAGTAGCTTTTGTATAATTAGACATATTTCTTCCTTAGACTGTCTTTCCTGCTTTTACATAAACATCTATCTTTTGTAGCGACAAAGGTGCTGCATTAATTTCAGATTCAAAACCTAACTGTAAGATTGAACCTGAACCGCCTAGATTAGATTCAACTTTGTCAAGAACCAAACCACTAGAAAATTCAGCAATAGCATACTCACCAATGTTGTACTCGTATACATTACCTGTTGACAATGTTTTAGTTATAGACCTATAAGAGTTGACATAATCAAAACCATACTTCAACGCTACTGCCTGACCAACACCACCAATAGCTACAAAGTTAGCTTTCTTTAAAAACTTAACTGTTGTTGGACTACCTAAGTCAAAGTAGTTTGTGTAATACCTAAGACGATAAGTAGACTCGTTATCAATAAACCCAAAGTATTTACCAATGTATCCTTCTTTACCTATCAATAAATCGCCTGTGTAAGTAACACACAATGACTTAGGTTCGATGCTGTCCCAAATAGTTACTCGTGCTGCTCCATTCTGTAGCCTACCTCTTAGATCAAAACAATACACATACTTAGATGTAGGTAGTGTCAAGATATAAAAAGCATCTTTAGGATAATAAGCAGCTTTGATTCTTTCTTTGTCAGACTCTGAAGCTGCAAAAGCAACAATGTCATCTCTGACGTTAAAAGATATATCGTTAATAGGTGCTGACTTTTCCTGAATGACACGAGCAATACTTCTTACACCAGTGTCAGACAAGAACATTACATCAGTACCAGTATTAACGATACTATCTCTTGCAATACATCCTACGTTAGCAATCAAATCAACTAACTCTAATCGTGTTACATCAATAGGGTTAGCGTAAACTGCAATGTTTCTCTTACCAAAGATAATTAAGAAACCGTTATGTGCTGCTAGTCCTACAACTTCGTCACCATTAGGAAATACATCTACCAAAGATAAGTAACCTGAATCACCAGTAGACAGGTTTGTTCCGTCCAGTAGTGCGCTGAAGTACACAGTCTGTGAGTCGTTAGCAATATCTGCCCACCAAGTACGTCCATACGCTCCTAATACAAAGTTAGGTGTAAAGTCAGAAGCTGACGCATAAGTAGAAGGAACAGTACCAACATCCATTAACCTTTGAAAACCATAACTACCTGTGTGTGCATGACCAGAACCAACCTTGTGATACACTAAAGGCAGATGACTAGCCTGACACACATAAGCATGAGGACTAATGTCTGGTCCTTCACCATAGACAATGCTAGAACCAATCCAGTTATTATCCGTAATGTTATAAACAGTAGTACCTGTTCCTGCTGCATCTACAACTGTAGTAGTTACTTCTGTTGTCAGCGTACCACTAGCAAAACTAAATAACTTATTGTCACCACCAGCTAATACAGTACCTGTCTCTGGTAACTCAAACAAGAACTCAATGTCATTAGTAGACAAGTCAGTGTTTAAACTACTGTTCTGTTTCTGCCATCCACGTCTAGCACCGATACGACCAAACTGATCTATGACACAGTTGTATGCTTCTAGTGCGTAACCTGATGACAAGTCAACACTACTCTCCTGTGTGTTTACACCAAGAAAACCTGGTGCTGATATAGTTGATGTCTGTAACGGTTTAGCCATTACGATGCGTGCCAGAGATATTCATCACGATACCTACCATTCTCAATAGCAATGTGATCTGCTAGTGAAGTATCTGCTAGTGCAGTAGCTTCTTGTGCTGACAGTCCACCATCTTCACCACGCTCTGCTACAGCCAAAGCATAAGCATATTTAATTACTGGTTCTGCTGGTACATCTAGCTCATCAGCATTAACTGCTAGTGCTGCCTGTGGCTTATAGATGTTAAAGAACACAT